AGTAAAGAAACAACTAAAATATTAAGTGAAAGGTTTATGAAAAATAAACTAACCGATAGTACAAATCTAAACCATAGTGATATAGAAGCCCCTGATACTTTTGTAAGTGAAAGTTGGTTGGTTATTGACCCCGCAAATGATAAGAGTTCGGCCTTGGGATTAAACTACCCTGAAGGAACTTGGGTAATAACTATGAAGGTGAATAGTCCTACCTTGTGGAACGAAATTAAAGAGGGTAAATACAAAGGATATTCAATAGAAGGATATTTTAATGAGCGTGTGGTATTTAATTAAGAACATTATATTTAATGGTATAAACAAAAAAAAATAAATAATTTTTATTATGAATAAAAAAGAAATTAAAAGAAAAATTGCTGAACTTATTGGATTTACAAAGTTTAGTTTTTCTACCTATAAAACTACCGATGGTGTTGAAATGAACGTTGAAAGTATGGAATTGGGAATGCCAATTTATGTTATTACACCACAGGGACAATTACCAGTTGAAGATGGTGATTATGAAATGGAAAATGGTATGAAACTAAAAGTTAAAGAAGGTATGGTAAGCGAAATTATTGACGGCTCTATTGAAGGAGAAGTTGAAGAAAATGTTGTAATGGATGAGGCTACTTTGGTAGACGGAACAAAAGTTATGACTGATGGTTCATTAGAAGTAGGTAAACAACTTTATGTTATTACTGAGGCTGGTGATAAGGTAAACGCCCCTGAAGGGGAACACACCACAGATAGTGGGATAGTTGTTGTAGTTGATGCTAATGGAGTTATTACGGGTATTACAAAACCTGATGAAGCACCACAAGGTTCTTTGGAAGCTGAAGCAGAAGTTGAAATGACTAGTGAAGATTTGTTAAACGAGTTCACATCTGTAATTAGAGGTCTAATGGCTGAAATTAAAGATATGAAAGACAAACAAGAAAAAATGGAAGAACAATTTAGTAAGTTCAAGGCTGAGCCTGCTGCTGAAAGAGTGTTTGACCGCAAAGGATACTTTGAAGATAAGGCTATTGAAAAGTTTTCAAAGTTAGAGGCTATTGGTAAATTAAAAACTAAAAAATAAACAAACAATAAAAACAAAAATAAATAAATTAAATTATGAAAAATAACAACTTAAAGCGTTATGATATGGGATTTAACCTTGCCGGTTTATCCACATACACTGACGAAACAGGTGGTCTTTTGTTAGCAGAAGCTATTGTAAAGGCTAAAACAGCAGAATTGGGATACGTTCAATCAGGTATTAAAGGTACTCAAGCTATTAACTTATTGACTTCAACTTTGAACGTTTCTGATGGTTCATGCGGATGGTCGCCATCAGGGTCAACAACCTTTACCCAACGTGATATATCGGTATGTAGCTATAAAGTCAACGAGGCTTTATGTCCAGCAGATTTGAACGAATATTGGGCTGGTCAGTTCTTAAATGCTGGTTCTTACAATGAAAATATTCCCTTTGAAGAAACTATCGCCCAATTAAAGGTGCAACAAATCCAAAAGTATGTGGAAGAAAAATTATGGACTGCTGCTACTTCTGCTTCAGGTGGAACAGATTGTTTCACAGGGTTCTACTACTTGTTTGGAAAAACTCAACTTCCGGCAGAACAAATCAACTTCGTATCATCACCAACAACTGCTTTCACAGCAGCTAATATGTTGACTATTGTTGATGAAGTTATTGGGGCATTACCTGATAAAGTACAAGAAGATGATGATTTGTTATGTATGATGTCTATGGCTAATTACAGAAAATATATAGTTGGTCTTCGTACGGCGAACTATTTTCACTATTCGCCAGAAGAAGCTGGAACTGAGTTTATCACTTTCCACCCGGGTACAAATATCCGCGTTGTCGGAATTCCTGGATTATCGGGTAAGAACCAAGTAGTTTGTGGCAAAAGCTCGCAACTAGTAGTTGGAACGGATTTGATGACGGATTCTGAAAGATTGGATATATTCTACGATAGAAATGACGATGAAGTAAGAGTTAGATGTAATTTCAAAATTGGAGCACAAATACCTTTCCCATCAAACTGGGCTGGTAATGGTGTTGCTTAATGACTAAACTTAAATTAAAGATAAAGAACTAAAAATATGAGTTATTCAGCATGTTTACAGACCGCATCAATCAACTTAGGTTGTGCGTCTAACGTAGGTGGAATTAAAAAAGCATACTTGGTTGCTGGTTCTATTTCAGGCATTACATATGCTGCGGATGGAGCTATAACAGGAATTACAGGTAGTGGCACGATATACACTTATGAAGTCCAAAAACAGACTAGTTCTTTAACAGAAACATTTAATTCAAGTTTAGAAAATGGAACTCTATACTATTCGCAAGAATTGTTGCTGAACTTCCACAAAATAGACCAAGACAAGAGAAACCAAGTAAAATTGATGGCTCAAAATCGTGGATTAAAAGCATTTGTTGAAGACAACAACGGCACTATATTTTATTTAGGTGCTGACTTTGACGGAGGATATTTGAGTGCTGGTTCATCAGCTACGGGCGTTGCCTTTGGTGATGCGAACCAATACTCTATCACTCTAACGTTTTTTAGTAAAGACCCTATTACTACTTTGGATGGTACATTATCATCGGTAGTTAGTGGTTTAACTATTAGCGCATAAACAATAAAAACATTTGAAATATAGGGGGGATAAAACCCCCCTTATTTTAATAAGCCAAAAACTATTATATGAGTATTAGACCAAATCCAGCGGGACAAAATAAAAAGATAAAGTGGGGTCATTTACAAAACTTTAAGACCTATGTTAATAACGCTTCAAAGGAAGAAGAACAATTAACACCTGAAGAAAAAAGACAACAATTATTCGCCGCTATGAAACCATATAATAGTGAAGATTATATTGGTAAAGCCATATTTGTAGTTGGTGGTGGTGGAGTTTATGATACAACACCAAGTGTTAGTCCAACACCTACGCCTACACCAAGTATTACCCCTACAAGGACTTTAACACCTACACCAAGTATTACACCGACTAATACAATAACACCAAGTATTACCCCTACAAATACGACTACCCCTACTATAACCCCAACTAAAACGGGAACACCAACACCAACACCAAGTTCAAGTCCAATTCCATCAGGGACAACAGAGGCAAATGCTTATTTAACAAGGGTGGTTAGTGCTGGTGGAACACTTAATTCAACTATATCAGCAGCAACAAGAACATTATTTACAAGTTTAGTATCAAATAATTTATATGATAAGTTGTTTGTATTTTATCCACACTTGGGTGGTGTATCAGCCTCACACAGATTAAACGCCAAATCAACAGGATTTACCTTAACGGTAAATGGTGGTTGGATTTTTGATATAAATGGTTCAAAACCTAACGGAACAAACGCATATCTTCAAGCACAAGATTTAGCCCCTTATGTATTTGGAACACAAAATAGTAGTGCTGTTGGGGCGTTGTTAAATACAACAACAAGCAAATCAACAGGTATAAGTGATATGGGTTGTTTGAATTATATTGGTAATACAACAAGATATTATTTCGCACCTTATTTTGACGCAACACCAGGAAATAATCCAAGAGTTGCTCTTAATTCATCACCAACTGGTGCTAATACTTTGGGAAATGTAGAAGGAACGTATGTTATGAGTAGGACTGGTTCAACACAATTTGAGTTTTACCAACAAGGTGTTTTAACAAATACATTTACTTCAACAAGTGATGTTCCTGGTCAAGTTGAGATGTATATTTGTGCTGAAAACGAACAAGGAATAACGAAGTTTTATAGTGATAGAAGACAAGGATTTACCTTTATGGGTTCGGGATTATCAGGTGCGGAAGCAGCGACATTAACAACAATAATAAACACTTGGGCGTCAGCCATAGGTAGAGCAACATAAAATTATGAAAGTAGTATTATTAACAGAAGAAGAAAAAAATAGTTTGGTTGGTGAATTAGTACAACCTGATTGGTATTTTAACCCCGTATTAGATTGTAATGTAAATTGGATTATATCAACACAAGAAGTTGATAATTCAATTTATCCACAACACGATTGGATTAAATCTATGCCTTTAATTGATTGGTGTGAACCAATACCCGTATCAGGTTCAACTGAAAATTATGTTGGTTCATAAAAAATGTATAATAAATAATATTGAATACGAATATTACAAGATACATAAATTAGAGTGGAGTTTAGACACCGATTTATTAGGTATAGTTGTAATATATTATGATAAAGAAAACCCAACAGGAGCACACATTAAAACACATTATTTCAGGGTTAGAAATGGTGAGGTAAATGTGAATAACTATATAAACGAATTAAAAAGAATACACGAAGGAAATGTTGTTAATTAAAAAAAGAGAATTAAATAAATTGGTTGTATCAGTATCCTTGAATAAGGAATTGTCTAACCCAACTTATTTATTTTGTTTTACAAATATCCTTTCAAAGGAACGTGTTTGTTTTATACCTGAAAACATATCAACATTTACTAGTAGATATGATGAGTTCCAATTTGTTGAAACCACAAGTCAAAACTTATCTGTTGTTCCACCATTAGTTTCTTTTGATTATGAAGGACAATATTGGTATTCTGTTTACGAACAGGTAAGTACATCAAATATAAATCCAGCATTAGCCTATAATAAATTAGCCGAAGGTAGAGCACTTG